CTTATCCAAATTCATTCTAAAAAACTCCAAAAAATAAAAAAGAGGGTTGGGAGGGTTGGGAGGTAAACATTTAGTATGGTATACCATAATCAAGTTGTTCAGGGTGATGACTGTTTGTGTTTAGGGCTATTTGGCATTTAACACAACCATAATCAAGTTGTTCAGGGCGATGGCTGTTTGTGTTTAGGGTTATTTGTTCAATAGCGGTATAAGCAACACAACCATAATCAAGTTGTTCAGGGCGATGGCTGTTTGTGTTTAGGGCTATTTGTTCAATAGCGGTATAAGCAACGGAATGATCATCAAGAAAAATTTTATTTGGAAATAATACCAATAGTGTTAAAATAATACTGATAGGTATAAGTATCCATAATAAAATAAATCTGAAAATCACAAGATATATCAATTTTTGCATTTTTATCATCTAGGTTAACTGGCAAAGGTTTGGGGGGCCTGTGGAAGCGCCCCGTCTGGTTTAACTTAATGTGACTCTAGCAAATGCCTCCTCTAATACTGGCATACCATCAGCGCTAGCGCGACCGATAAAGCCCGTTTGATTGGTTTCGGCATACAATTCAATCAAGCGTTGGATTTGTAGATTCATAGCATCGGCAATCCAATATTTTGTGAAATCACCGTACATTCCAACATAAAGACCGGTTGTAAATGTGTTGGGTACATATTCAGAAGAGAACACCGGGCGGCTTTGGATTGTATCGGGGCGGCCTTCAACCACGGAAGCCTTCCAAATATATTGATTATTACCGTCTTTCAATTTAGCAATTTGCTTAATACCGTCTCGATGAAACAACCATGAGCCATTGCGCTGGTAAGCTGATTTGACGGAATAAAACGCTTCTAGCAATCCGTCAAATGTCATAGCGGTGGTGGTGTTGCCGGTTGATACATCACGACCCGTGCTTATACCATCAGACGACGCGGTAAACAATCCCAAAGGTTGACCGGAACCATTACCGGTCAAGAATGCTTTCTCTTCGGTGATACCGAATTTGTAAGCGAGACGAGATATCACTAACTGTTCAGGATTCATCATACCAGAACGCAACAAATCATTAGATACCTTGATTCGCTTTGCAAAAGGGTGTGGTTCCAACTTTCGCTTACCAAAACTCATGTCTGAATCTTCGCTACCTGTTTGCAGTTCAGTAGTCCAATCAGCATCAGCCGGATCGTTATCAAGTGATGGCGCACCTAATGATTGGGCGTTGGGTACTTGAAAAGTTGTGGCCATTCCTCGAATGAACACCTCATCATCAACGGCCTGAATTAATTGGTTCGCCATTTGTTCAGGCATTACCAAATAACCGCCTTCGGTATCACTTCCTACCTGCAAGGCCCGCCATTCATCAGCTACACGTGGGTCTAGCTTCTCACCAACCAGAAAACAACGGGCGGCTTCTAAAAGCAACGCATCGCGATCTTCGTCACTATTCGTCTGTTTACCTTCATCAGAATCTTTGGTAACTGTACTAGCAATAGAACGCTCTATTTCAACTTGTTTTTCAGCACGTTCAATAGATGATGTTAACTCACCAATTTCGGCAAAAATACCATCATATTTAGCATTTTCATCACCTGAAAGCGCCCGTTTTTCAGTTTCCGCTAAATCAAGAACCTTACGACCTTCTGCAACCTTGGCCGCCCGTTCCTGTTTCATTTTATCAATCAAAGACATTGTTATAACTCCAAAAAAATTAATATTTACTGTTTAGCATCGGCTAAGGGTAGGATTAAGATTCTAGCTCAACCCTCATTAAATCACAACGTTTTTTATAAACATCGCTTAAGTCAGTGCTTTTTTTCCAATCTTCCATAGACCGGGTGGCAATTGTTGCATCCGGATAAGCGGGATATGTCACTGGTGAAACATCAACAAGCCTTGAGAATTTAGTAATTGTTCTAATTAAACCCTCATCATTATCACGCCATTCAGCCCCGCCGGGCGCTACAGCAAATCGAAAACTAGATTCTTTTATATCTCCACGCTTAACTGATTCGAATAGGTCGCGGCCTAGTGTGTTATGAGGTAAATCCACCTCATAATGTAGGCCTGTATTGTCCACAGCAAGGCGCAAGGTGCCTGAACTTGAACGGCCAAGTATATTATCAGGTTTGTGATTGAAAACCGCCCGTACGTCATTCTCAAGCACACTATCAAACGCACCTGTGGCAATCACTTCCTTGAATCCGCCTAGATCGTTCGATTTATTATTGAAAGTTGCGGCATAACCGGCAATGGTCATTTTACCAGAACCGTCTTCACGCTCTTCATTAACTACTGATACCATTAATACCGTATAACGTGTTTCATCTGACATTATCTTTCACCCACTTAATAAAATGCTCATCATCGTAATCAACGTCTGTTGATTCACCATTTTGGAACTGTTCCATTTTTCTAACGTAAAAATCTTTAAAATATCCCCTTAAGCTATCTTCACCAACCATAACAGAAAAGCCTTGAACAATAGGGGTTGTTATATTTTCGATAAAATCGCCGTGTTTCTCAAAGAATTTAACCATATCTTTACCGCGTTCGATCGCGTTCGACTCGGCTTTACTGATTCGCTCAAATATTGAACGAGTAAAAGGGTTCGAATTCTGTTCAACCACCAGTGGTTGTGGACGGGTTTTAGCGTCCAAGAGTTCATCAACGCGGTCGGAAGGCATTACATTAACAGGAATATAACGCCTGTCACCATCATCTACCGAATTTTCACCCTCTAAATTCAGGATTTTATTAGCACTGTATGCCCCCATATCCCACATTTTCCTATAAAACTCTGAACGGGTTTTGCTGTCACCCCTAAGTAGGCCTTTAAGATCAATATCACTCTGAATTATTCGGCGTTCACTATCATCAAATAAAACCGCGTTATGTGCCAACTCAAACCGCGTTATTCGTGGTAATAAAGTATCAGTTACAAAATCAATTGCTTGTTGCTCGGTAGTGTTAAATTTTACACTATCCATACGTTGAAGTTTATAGGCCGGTATCCGATAAATTCTGGCAATATCTTCAATCTGATAACTTCGTGTTTCTAAAAGTTGGGAATCTTCTGGTGACACAGTAATAGGCTTCCATGTTAGACCTTCCTCTAATATTGCCGGGTTATGTGAATTTCCAACCCCTTGGTGCCGCCGAGTCCAGTCTTTAAGCCGTTTGTAGGCGTTATCAGAAAGGGCTTCATCAGTCTCGAGAACACCACTAACCACTGTACCATTACCAAAGTATGTACCCGCGTAAGCTTCGGCGGCTTTACTAATACCTAAAGTCTCCGCGTTTGCCTGAATGGGGGATATACAATTAATACCATCAGGTGATAAACCCTTAAGGTCAACAAATTCACCATCTAGTAATATGCGTGCACTATGACCATTAGGCCTGTGTTCTATTGCAATGGTACCATTAGGTGCCATAAATGGCCTAATGGTATCGGGGTGTAAGGGTATTAGGTCAGTTATGACCCCTGAATTATTCACAATTTTTTCAGCAATTGCTCTACCGCGAAGCATAAGCATAGCAATCATTGTTTCGCGATATTCCATTGTATTTTGGAAACGGTTCGGGCGCAAGTTTACCAGATTGTAGCGAGGATCATCAAAGGCCTTTTCTTTACCACCATGTACATTCCGTAAACATTCCCACGGCAACATAGCGATACTTTCGGAAATTATCGACACGGCGGAATATACCGCCGTAATTGTCATGGCGTTGGATGGGGTTACATTAATCCCACTTGACGTATTTGAAAAAAGGCTCCCAAAAAGATTATTTAAGCCTGAATCTTTTTGGTGTATAGGGTCAAACTTTTCAGCCCTTGAAAACAATTTTTCAATCCACGCCATTCTTAGCCACCATTAATCCTGTAACCATTAATATTAAGCCACCCACAAGAAAGGCCGCTTTTATATCATACAAGTATAAACCATACTCTAACGAAATGAAACCGGGTAATATTAAAAGTTCGGACAACCATTTTCTCATTTTCTAATTACCTTATTAATACCACTTCTAAATCAATAGATACGGCGGCGCTAGTTACTGCTTTAGCATACACTATAATATCGGTACCGGGTAAGAATGGTCCCAATGGTACACTTAATATAGGTGAAATAATATCAATAACCTGTAAATGTTCCCTTAACATCTTCATTGCTGAAAAAGGTGCGGTCAATATGTTGGTTTCGGGTCTTTGCATAATGATAAAATCAGAACTTTTACCACTATCAACAGTTAAGACATAACCCGTTAAAAGTGCACTTTTTATTTTAGTATTTGGTCCATAAATTGGTGAAGGTATTTCGGAAGGAACAGTAAATGCCCCTATCTGGCTTTGTCCCCGTGGGATATCGGTTGCATCGATACACCCCCATTGTTCACCACCTGTACTTTCAATAATAATAGTACCAGCGTGTGAAAATACCAAATCAGCTGCATGTGTACCGGTATCAACTACATAAGCCCTTTGTAATCTAACAAATTGATTAACCGTGGCGGCGCTTGCACTTAATCCAGCCGTGTCC